TTGAACACCTATATGTTGGTTGCTGGAAGAGTTGGTGGTTTAACCAACTACGAATTGTTTACCCAATATCAAGAGTTGGCTATGGTGATGTTTGGTGGTTACATGAACTTTACTTGGAACCGTGTAACAAAGAAGCTTACTATAGTTAGAAAAATGCCTGATTATGGCCACACATACTTTTCTCTTAATAGTTTGACAGCATCTGGTACAGCTATCAACAGCACTATCACTATAGTGTTGGATCAACCTGTTACGTTGGCAGCTGGAAATAGCTTATATATTCAAAATTGCCCAGTATTGGGATATAGCGGTCAATATGTGGTTCAAACCGTTGATGGAACTGGAACAACCATTACAGTATTAGCAAACCAAAGCTTGGGAGCAACATCTGTAACTGGGTATAACATCAGTGCTACACAGATTTGGAGTCCAGAAGTTGATGGATTGAACAATAGCGAAAGCGTTTTGCTATGGATCTACAACTATAAACCAGACAGTATGCTTTTAAGTGATCCACAGGTATATCCATGGTTACAGGAGTATGCTCTAGCTTTTTGTAAGAGTATTCTTGGCCAAGCTCGTGGCAAGTTTAGCTCTATTGCTGGTCCACAAGGTGGTAGTCAGCTTAATGGTACTCAGCTTCTACAAGAATCCAAAGAAGAAATGGATAAACTAGAAGAAGATCTCAAACGATATGTTGATGGTTCTCAACCCATTACTTGGGTTATTGGATAATCGTCAATAAGCTTGACAAGTCAGCAAGTACCTTATACTATATGTTCCTAAACTGGGAATAGATATGATTATTGGGTTTGTGGGATTGATAGGCAGCGGAAAAGATACAGCCGCAGACTATTTGATTAGCTCCTTTGGATATTCAAGAGATAGCTTTGCTGGTCCTTTAAAGGATGCTGTGTCTTCAGTCTTTGGTTGGGATCGTGAATTACTTGAAGGACGAAGTCAAATCAGCAGAGAATGGCGTGAAAAAGTAGATGAATGGTGGGCTAATCGTTTATCAATGCCACATCTAACACCACGTTGGGTCCTTCAATACTGGGGAACAGATGTTTTTCGTAACCATTTCCATCAAGATATTTGGATAGCCAGTTTAGAAAACAAGCTTTGTAAAAGCAAGGGTAACGTTGTTATCACTGATTGCAGGTTTCAAAATGAAGCCATGGCCATTAAAAATGCTGGCGGCAAAGTTATACGTATCAAACGTGGGATAGACCCAGAGTGGTTTGAGTTTGCAAGGGAATATCCGCAGCATATGATACAAGTTTATCCAGAAATCCATGCCAGCGAATACTGCACCGCAGCTATTGAATATGATCATTTAGTTACAAACGATGGATCAGTTCATGATCTCTGCGATCAGATTAAAAATCTGGTTTGATTTCTGCTTCCTTCCAGGGTAGTTTGCTTTGAGCTATCTCAACTCTACAGTTCAAACAAACTGATCTTAGATTAAAATGATTGTTGTTTTTTAGATTGCCGTCAATATAAAAGACGGCGATTTGTTTATCAGGGTATTTGGCCCTCCACCCACAACGATCACAGCGATCCTTTCTATGATAACCGGATCTAACCCAAGCGGGTGGGATTGGTTTATACTTCTTTCCTTTGCGTGAACATCTGTCACAAAGTTTGCGATAGTGTACTACTCCTTCCTTATAGTAGTTGACGGCTGCTGGTCTTTGATTGCAGATTGGACATATAGGTCTCATGTACCTATTTATAACCACAAACCTTTGCAAAGGGCAGTCAAATACCCCAAAAATTATCAAATTCAATAAATATCATTAACAGACTATTAGGAGAAAGATAATGGCCTTAGTAAGTCCAGGCATCCAAGTAACAGTAACAGATCAAAGTAACTACGCACCAAATGCGTTGGGTAGCGTGGCCTATGTGTTACTTGCTACAGCCCAAGATAAACCTGCTCCTGGCGGTACCGCAATTGCGGCAGGAACACTGGTAGAAAATGCAGAAAAAGTTTGGACAATCACATCCCAAAGGGATTTGGTTACAACTTTTGGTACACCAATTTTTAAAACTACTTCAGCTGGTACACCAATTAATGCTAGTGAACAAAATGAGTATGGTTTGCTAGCCGCTTATAGCCTACTAGGTGTAAGCAATACTGTATATGTTCAACGTGCCAACGTTGACTTAGGTGGTTTGACAGGTTCAACCTCTCGTCCACTGTCAAATCCTGCAAATGGAACATTTTGGCTTGATACTGACAGCAGCAATTGGGGAATTTATGAATGGAATTCTTCAAATCAAACCTTTACACTAAAAACACCAGTGGTGGTCACTGATTCAGCTGATATTGCACCAAGCTCAACTGTACCAAACGTCAGTGTAGGGAGTGTTGGTGACTATGCAGTCAATGCAGTTGAATCATCAAATCCAGTTTATTACAAGGCCTACGATAACAGTTGGTATGCTGTTGGTAGCAATGCATGGGCAACAAGTTTGCCAACAATTACTGGTTCAGTAACCAGTGCAACTATTACCGCAAACAGTGTGATAGTAATTAATACTAACAATATAACATTTGATATTGGCGCAAACCTAGCCACAGTGGCGGATAACATTAATGCAGTGATGAGCGGTAGTGGCGTTTCTGCAAGGGTAAGTTCTACAAACCAAATAGTTATTTCTGGTAATGCTAAAGCAACAAGTGACGGTTTCACTGAAGATGGTCTTATTGCTATTAGTTCAAGCAGTGGTAATGCATTAACCGATTTAGGCATTACTATTGGTACATATAAAACACCAGCTGTTAGCATTGCTCCTTACAATAACGTTCCAACTTGGCAAGGAAACGTTGCTGCAAATACTGGTTATCCTACAGGTAGTGTTTGGCAGAAAGCCAGCGTTACTGGTAATGGAATGAACCTAGCAGTTAAGAGATTTAACTCAACAACACAAGCTTGGGTTACAGAATCTGTACCTGATTATTCAGACGTTTTTGCAGCTACTTTTGGTCTAGATCCAACAGGTGGTGGCATTAATGTTCCTTCAAGTTCAGTATTCACACAATATAACTTGTTTGGTAATCTACAACCAAGTCAAGAAGTTTGGTATCGTGGAAATGTTGGTGCAACAGTGGCTACTGGTGTTACAACTTCTCCAGTGGCAGCAAATGTTGGCGCAAGCTTCACAGTTACAACAAGAGCAAATCCAGCATCAGCCACAACCACAACGTATACAGTTACTATCTCAACCAACACAGTTGCAGGATTTATAACAGCAGTCAGCGCAGCAAGCATTCCAAGTGTTAGCGCAGCACTAAGTTCTACTGGTGCAATGACTCTAGTGCATTCAGCTGGTGGTGATATGGTTCTAGTTGATGGTCCAGGTACCCCATTGACCAATATTGGTATTACAAGCTCAGCAGCACGAGTTTATGCTAATCCAAACAACGATGGAAGTTTGATTGCAAGCAACTGGGAACCACTAAGCGTGGAAGGCTATAGCATTGGTTCAATTCAACCTTACATTGCTCCAAATAATGACACTTACTGGTACTATAATACACCAAGCCGTGCAGATATTATGATCAGTAATGGAAGTGCTTGGGTTGGTTACAAGACACTAACCAGCGATATCCGCGGTTACGATCTAACTCAAACAAATAGTTTGGGACCAATCTTCAGCAGCACTACACCAACTGAAAATAATGATGGTGCATTGAAGTATGGAGATTTGTGGATTGATACAAGTGATTTGGACAATTATCCAAAGCTATATCGTTGGCAAAGTGTAAATGCTGTTGATCAGTGGGTATTGATTGACAATACTGATAATACTAGCCAAAATGGTATTGTATTTGCTGATGCGCGTTGGGCAACTTCAGGCAGTGTTGACCCAGTAACTGATGCAATCCCATCAATTACTAGTTTGTTGGTCAGCGATTATGTTGATTTGGATGCCCCAGATCCATCCTTTTACCCACGTGGTATGCTATTGTTTAATACTCGCGCTAGTGGTTTCAATGTTAAGCAATACAAGAGTTCTTACTTTACCAGCGCAGCATATCCAAATGAAACATTGCCAAGTGTTAAGTCAACTTGGGTAACTGAAAGTGGATATGATACTACAGGTATTCCAAACTTTGGAAGCAAAGCTCAACGTGGTGTGGTTGTTGCTGCCCTAAAAGCAGCAATTGACAGCAGCACATCTATTAGAGAAGACCAAAATGTGTTTAATCTAATAGCATGCCCAGGATATCCAGAGCTAATTCCAAATATGGTTGCCTTGAACGAAGATAGAGGTAGCACATCATTTGTGATTGGTGATACTCCAATGAAGCTACCAGCCACAGGAACTGATATTCAAGCTTGGGCAACCAACACAGCTGATACAACAGAAACTGGATTGAATGGTCTCAATACAATTAATCCTTATGTTGGTATATACTACCCAAGCGGTCAGACAAATGATTTGTCTGGCAACTCAGTGGTAGTT